GGTGAGCTGGTGCCTGCTGATGAGGTGAAGAAAGAAGCGTTCAAGATGGGCCGCAGTGTGCGTGAGGCGCTGGCGAACTTGGCGGACAGGCTGAGCCATCAGCTGGCTGGGGAGACGGATCCGACGGTGATCCATCAGGTGCTGACGCAGGAGCACCGTGCGGCGCTTGTGGAGCTGTGTGATGGCTGACGCGTGGCGTGATGGGTTCTTGGAGGGCCTGCGACCTGAGCAGCCGCTGACGGTGAGTGAGTGGGCTGATCGGTATCGAAAGCTGAGCAGCAAGGCGAGCGCGGAGCCGGGGCCGTGGCGAACGGATCGGACGCCTTACCTGCGCGAGCCGATGGATTGTTTGAGCAGCGAGAGCCCGGTGCAAAGGGTGGTGATGATGTTTGCAGCGCAGACGGGCAAGACGGAGGCCGGGAGTAACTGGCTGGGGTATGTGATCGACCATGCGCCGGGGCCGATGTTGTGCGTGCAGCCGACGGTGGAGATGGCGAAGCGGCTGAGTAAGCAAAGGCTCGAGAGCATGATCACGGAGACGCCGTGCTTGTCGGCCAAGATCGCGCCGGCCAGGGCGCGGGACTCTGGCAACACGATGTTCAGTAAGGAGTTCAGCGGCGGGATCATGCTGCTGACTGGTGCCAATAGCGCGACGGGTTTGCGATCAGCGCCGTGTAGGTATTTGTTCTGCGATGAGGTGGATGGCTTCCCTGCTGATGTGGATGGTGAGGGCGATCCGGTGAGCTTGGCGGAGCGTCGGACGACGACATTCGCGCGGCGGAAGATCCTGCTCACGTCTACGCCGACCGTGAAGGACTTCAGCCGGATCGAGGCGGAGTATCAGCGGAGCGATCAACGGCGGTTCTATGTGCCGTGCCCATCGTGTGGCGCGATGGAGTGGTTGAAGTGGGGGCAGCTGAAATGGGATGAGGGCAAGCCGGAGAGCGCGAGTTATCAGTGCGAGCACTGCGGCGAGCGATTCGCTGAGATGCACAAGCCGGCAATGCTGCGTGGTGGCGAGTGGCGTGCGACAGCCCCGAGCAATGGGCGCACGGCTGGCTTCCATCTGAGTGGGTTGTATAGCCCACTGGGGTGGTGCAGCTGGGAGCAACTGGTGGATGACTTCCTGCGTGCCAAGGGCGATGCGCCGGCGTTGAAGTCGTTCGTGAATACGCGGCTTGCGGAGACGTGGGAGGAGGATTACGCGGCGAAGGTGAGCGCCGATGGATTGATGGCGCGGCGGATGGATTACAAGCCGGGCGTGTGCCCTGCTGGTGTGGTGCTGTTGACGGCTGGCGTGGACGTGCAAGACAACCGTTTAGCGGTGAGTGTGTGGGGCTGGGGTGAGGGTGAGACCGGATGGTTGGTGTGGCATCAGGAGCTGATGGGCGACCCGACGCAGATGGAGGTATGGGAGCAATTGGATCAGGTGATCGCTACTGAATGGGAGACGGAGAGCGGGCGGCACCTGAAGCTGGCGCAGGTGGCGGTGGACTCTGGCGGCCACTGCACGCATGAGGTGTACCGCTACGTGCGTGATCGCGTGAGCCAGGGCGTGGTGGCGATTAAGGGCAGCAGCAGGCGCAACAGCCCAGCGGTGGGCAAGGGAAGCAAGGTGGATGTGAATTGGCGCGGTCGGGTGATCAAGCGTGGGGTGACGCTGTATCAGTTGGGGACTGACACGATCAAGACGACGTTGTTCGGCCGGCTTCGCCATAACGAGACAAAGGGCGGGCTGAACTTTGGATTGGCCGCGGATGATGAGTATTACCGGCAGCTCACGAGTGAGCGGCAGGCGCTCAGGTATCACCGGGGCTTTCCGATCAGGGAGTGGGTGAAGAAAGCGGGTGATCGAAATGAAGCGTTGGATTGTGCGGTGTATGGCTACGCGGCGATGTTGATCTATGGGCGCAGGATGAATAAGGCGACGATGTGGGAACAGTTAAGAGTGCAGTTGGAAGAGGGCAAGAAAGCACCGCTAAGATCGAGGAAGCAACAGCCGGCAGCGGCTGGGCCTGGTTTTGTTGGCAACTGGTAGCCGTGAACATTCCCGCGACAATCAGGGCAGGCGACACGATCAAGTGGCGGGATATTGCAGGCGTTGACAATCTGGGCAACGAGATCAGCAGCGGCACATGGACGCTGACCTATTACCTGCGGACTAACACCGCTAGCGAGGGTGCCACGGTGGTGGGCACTGCCTATGGCACGGGATGGGAGTTCACCATCGCGGCTAGCACCAGCGCTGGGTTCGATGCGGGGCAGTGGTATTGGCAGGCGATTGCTACAGCTGGCGCCGAGAAGGTGACGCTGGGCGCTGGCCAGCTGACTGTGGATGCGGCGTTGTCTTACGCCGGCACTCCCGGTGCATTTGATGGGCGGTCGCAAGCGCAGATTGATTTGGATGCAGTGCAGGCTGCAATCCGCGCGATTGTTAGCGCTGGCGCTAAGCAATACACAATCGGCAGCCGCAGCTTTACGAAGCTGGATCTAGGTGAGCTTATGGAGCGCGAAAGTAAGCTGAAGGCTGAGGTGAAGCGCGAGCAGATGGCGGACCTAATCGCCAACGGCCTAGGCAATCCGCACAACCTATTCGTGAGGTTCTGATGGGATTGCGGACGCGGCTATTCAAGGCGATGGGTTTTGAGCCGATGCGGCCACGTGCGCGGGCGTATCAGGGCGCGAGGGTTAGCCGGCTCACATCTGACTGGGTGACAAGCGGCACCAGTGCCGACAGCGAAATCAAGAGCAGCTTCAAGGCGCTGCGCAATCGTGCGCGTCAGCTGTGCCGTGACAACGACTATGCGCGGCAAGCGTTGCGGAGCATCCAAAACAATGTGATCGGGCACGGCATTAAGCACCAGTCGCAGGTGCGGATGCTGCGTGGCGGCCGGTTGGATGAGGCGATCAATGGCCAGATCCACGAGGCGTGGGAGCGGTGGATGCACAAGAGCCGCTGTGATGTGAGCGGCCTGCTGGGCTTCCACGATATGGAGCGCCTGCTATGCCGCAGCTTGGCGGAGAGCGGCGAGGTGTTCGTGCGGATGATCCGCAAACCATTCGGTGGCTCGCGCGTGCCGTTCGCGCTGCAGATCCTCGAGGCGGATTACCTGATCGACGACGATATCCCGCAGGCCAAGGAAGGCAACACGGTGCGGATGGGCATCGAGGTGGATGGCTACCTGCGGCCGCAGGCGTACCACTTCTACGCCAACCATCCGGGCGACACGTATGCGGGCAATCCACGGACTAATGGCCGGCGCGTGCGCGTGCCTGCTGATGAGGTGATTCATCTCTTCCTGCCGGAGCGGCCGGGGCAGACGCGTGGCGTGACATGGTTCGCCTCAGCGCTGATGCGGCTGCACATGCTGCAGGGCTATGAGGAGGCCGAGGTGGTGCGGGCTAGGGCGAGCAGTGCACTGATGGGCTTCATCCAATCGCCTGAGGGCGAGCTGATTGGTGATGAGGTGTATGAGAACGAGCGCGTGAGCGACTTCCAGCCTGGTGTGTTCAAGTACTTGGCGCCGGGCGAAAGCGTGACGGTGCCGGATCTGAATGCACCGGATGGCCAGCTGGAACCATTCACCCGTTCGATGCTGCGTGCTGTGGCGGCTGGCGTTGGGGTGAGCTTCGAGAGCATCAGCAAGAACTTCTCAGAGAGCAACTACAGCAGCAGCCGGCTGAGCCTGCTCGAGGAGCGCGACACGTACAAGGTGCTGCAGCGGTTCTTCATTGAGAACTTCCATCAGACGGTCTACGAGAACTGGCTCGAGATGGCGGTGCTGAGCGGTGAGCTGAGCTTGCCGGCATATGAGACAAACCCGGATCGGTACAAGGCGAGCCGCTGGATTCCACGCAGCTGGGAATGGGTGGATCCGCAGAAGGAAGTAAACGCCTACAAGGATGCGGTGCGCTGTGGCTTCAAGACGTTGGGCCAGGTGATCAGCGAGCAGGGCGGCGATCTTGATGATGTGCTGGTCGCGCGTCAGGCTGAGCTGGCGATGTTGGATGAGATGGGCATTGTGGTTGACACTGATCCCAGCGAGGTGAATGCTGGCGGTGGCTCCCAACCTGCAGTAACGATGGGTGGAGAGCCGGCTTTCGCAGATACCGCAGCACCTATTGAGGATGAAGGCTATATAGAGCAATCGGTTCTAGAGGATCCGACTGAAGGGCCAGAAGACTGATGGCAACGATCCAAGGCCAGACCGTTGACCTAATGCCAACGGATGGCATGAGGGAAGAGGCGCAGCGCTACCGCGATTGGAAGGCTGAGGGTCGCGCTGGTGGCACTGCTGTTGCCGCGGCCAGGGCGCGTCAGATCCTGAGCGGTGATGAGTTGTCACCTGACACAGTGATCACGATGGCGGCATGGTTTGCACGCCATGAGGTTGATAAGCAAGGCGAGGGATTCAGCCCTGGTGAGGATGGCTATCCATCAGCCGGCCGCGTTGCATGGGCCGCATGGGGCGGTGATGCTGGACAGAGCTGGGCGAATGAGAAGGCGGATAGAATCAAGGCATTGCAGGATAGACAAATGGAAGAGGCGCGCCCTTATCCAAATGAACATGCCGCGAGGTTGACTGATCCCGGCCAATACGATTCTCTGCGTCGCGAGAATGATGCCGGCGGATCTGGCATTGATTTCATCTACGGAATCAAGGAAGGCGAGAGCGAGATTCAGGCAGTGCGGTTTGATGCGCAGCAATTCACGCCATCCGAAGCGCGTGATTGGCTGAGCGAGCACGAGATGGATCCGATCATGTTTGAGGAAGCAACAGGCGAGCAGCGAGTGCTGCGTGCTGAGCCTGATGAGCTTTCTGAGGGTGACTTCGTGCAGTGGGATTCGAGCGGTGGTACTGCCCGCGGTCGGATCGAGCATGTGATGCGCGAGGGCACGCTGGGCGTACCTGACACTGAGTTCAGCATTGAAGCGAGCGCTGAGGATCCGGCTGCATTGATTCGGATCTATAGCGAGGGCGAGGATGGATGGGAAGCCACCGAGACCTTGGTGGGCCACAAGTTCTCGACACTGCGCAAGATCGCTGAGCTGCGTGCGATGCCAGGCATCGGCCGCCACCAACGCGCTGAGATCACAACCTTTGATGAGGTTGAGGATCGCACCTATGAGTTCCCATTTAGTTCTGAGTATCCGGTTGCTCGTTACTTCGGCAACGAGATCTTGAGCCACGAGGGCAATGCTGCTGATCTGAGCCGTCTGAATGATGGTGCACCGCTGCTGTTCAATCACAACCCTGATCGAGTGATCGGCGTTGTGGAGCGTGCATACATCGATGGCAAACGTCGCCGCGGTTATGCACGTGTGCGGTTCAGCCGCAATCCATTCGCTCAGGAAGTCCTGAACGATGTGAAGGATGGCGTTCTCCGGAATGTCTCCTTTGGCTACTCCATTGACAAAATGGAGGAGCGCGGCAGCGGTGACTTTGTTGCCACTGCCTGGTCTCCTTATGAGGTTTCTGTTGTCTCGGTGCCGGCTGATCCCGGCGTCGGGATCGGCAGATCCTTAGAGGCCGAGCAAGCTGCCTCGGCAGCACCTACACCTGATCCCATTCCTGCAA